TCTCTTCGGAGAGTCTGGTCCGCGTTAAGGACCCTACCTGGACGCCAACCCAGGACCGATAGTTGGAGTCACCCTAACCACGTGACTACGTTAGGCGATTGGTTATCGTCAGCACTGTCATGCCAGCTAGCGCAGCTAGAACTAGACAGGGCCCGATTGTCTGCACGCTTAGGAAGTGAGGCGGTCATGACAGAATTGCATGAGCGGGCTGGTATCGAGTTTCTCGGTCAGTACCGCAGTTTGGGGCGGAATAACGAACTGTCTCAAGCTTTGCATGCGTTTAGTAGGGCAGTTGAGGTCCCAGCGCAAGATTATTATCTTTACCGTTGGGTAACCACGCTACTCGGTCATCGCCTCGATCCAAACGAGGAGAACCGAAGTGTCACAAGCGAGAAATGGGTGGAAACCGCACTTCTCACATATGGATGTGGAATCCACGACCGAGCAGCAGCCCCAGTCGCAAGTGGACGCCGAGTATTTGGATGTACCTGCAAAGGTAACTCTCGGGGTTCCAAAGTTCGTAGCGCAACAGGAGATCAACCCGAACTCCCTAATGGAGGAGAGTTCGCACGACCTCACGGACAACGATCTCATTTACATGGCACTAGGAATAGTGACCGGAGAGATGCCGGTGGGCGTGATTCGGATGAGTTACACACTCGAACGTATGGACAACGGGACGAAGTCGGACACCGACTCGCAATTCGTTCGGTCTACAGCGCGCTCGGTGTTGTTAAAGGAAGGTCAAGGCCTCTGGCATTATCTGAGGTTGTGGAGCACCATCTCCATGGTGACTCTTTTTCTGGCCTACCTCTCCTGGGTCATAATCGCGATAACAAGGAGCGCGGACTCCGGTTGGCAGAGCGCATTCGGGACGGCAAACGCGGGTTTGATCCTTACCTCTTTGGTAGGCGCGTGCAGCCTGGCAAGTCTGGTCCAAAGACTAGGCTCGTCTGGATGGCGTCGCTCCCGACGACTATTGTGGGCTTGGCTTTCTCCAAGCCAGTACAAGAAGCGTTGGCGCGAAACCGACCATATGTTTGGGGTCTACGGCACTCGGAACAAGGCGCCATCATCAGTGAAATGGCTGGGCGTTTTCGTTACGTGTATAGCTTGGACTGGAGTCAGTTCGATGCTACCGTTCCTCCTTGGCTGATCAAGGACATGTTCCAAGCGGTAAGGAGCATGTTAGATCTCACGGAATCCGAAGAGCACCTATATTGGCGCTATGTGAATGATTTCATTCACTCCAGGATCGTGATACCTAGTGGTGACGTCGTGCAAGTACACAAAGGCGTCCCCAGTGGTTCGGCGTTCACATCTCTCATTGGCTCAATGGTGAACGTATACCTTACGAACTACGTATGGTTCAAAGCAACTGGCCATACAGTGTCTCACGTTCAACTGCAAGTGATGGGTGATGACGTAGTTATTGCGGCAAACGAACGAGTCCAGCTGGCGGATCTCGAGAGTGCAGCCAAAGAACTCGGCTTCAAACTGAATGAGCAGAAATCCGTGATCATCAGTACGAGCGAAATGGAAGAAGGTGTCCATTTCGTTGGTCATTATTGGAAACATGGACGACCTCGCCGTCCTGTTAGGGAGATCATTCAGCGTATGGCGTTTCCTGAGAGGCACGCTAAGCAGCACCTGATTCGATCACTCACCCGTTTGGGTGGATATGCCCTGACTACAGTTGATGGACTACAAATTCTACTTCAACTGTACGACCAAGATGACATAGTGTCGGCCCTTTGTCAGTACTTAGACGACCTACGTTCTGGTGGAGCAGAAATACAGCTACGAGCGCA